ACTCCATTTTATCGAGGCGCGACACTATTGGAATATTCTCCAATTTAATTATGTAGCGAAGTCCAGCAATCAGTAAGGCGATAGATCCTAGAACTGAGGCAACTAAGGTCGCTAACTCAGCTGCCGCCATTACTTGACTCTGCCGTATCTTTCGTAGTTAGGGTTCAGCCAGTTAATGATGCTAGGCAAGACTGATACGAGAGCCGCATTTGCAATCGCATTTACATCTAGGCCGACTGCTAGATAGGTCGCTAGCGCTGTCGCTAGGAATGTCTTTGCCCAGCTCTCTGCCATTTTCTTTAGGTCGCTCATTAGCTTCTCCTTCGAGGTAGAAATAACTGCCATCTTTGTCTCCCAAAGTTGTAAATGAAATATGAAAATGTGATCGGTGCGGATTTGCGCCTTTGTAGGCTCTGCGCTTCCATCCCAGTATCGGACTCATAATCTTCCCATCGTAGATTATGTATTTAATTCGCTTATCGCCCTTCTTGGCTAACTTACGAATCTTCTCAACTACTGCATAAGCTTCTTCTTTGTGAGCTGATAGATCAGCATCTATATCTAATGCCCTGACTATTCCATCGACTGGTATATGGTCGGAAGAACCTTTCGCCAGATGGCGAGCGTCAGCAATCCAGCCATCAGACTTCCTATCGCGATCAGGATAATCGTCATCAAGCTGCTCCCGAAGCTGAATACCAGCAGCACATAACTTAGCCAAGTAGCAACTTCGCTTCTTCTTCAGTTAAACCTAAACGCTGTAAAATTGCAGCGCGTTGCTCTGCTTTGGCGGCTTGCTGCGCTTTAATTTCAGCCAATTTATTCTCTGCCAATGATTTCTGTGCCTCATATTGTGCAATTTCATCAGCAGTAAAATCTCTTAAAGTTTCTTTACCTGTTGCAGCATCAACTATCTTTTCTCGTAATGTCATTTAATTGCCTCCTAAAATATAAACTGTTCCAGAGTCAAAGTTCCCATCACTAGAATTTATAGTAATAGAAGTTATGGCTGCGCTCATTTCAATAACACCACTTAAATTATATCTATGCCAGTTTGCCGTAGTGCCATCTCCTGTGCCTACGCTTTGAAATCGCTTCCAACCTGTTTGGTCTGCTTTGTCTATAAAGCAATAACCGCTAACACCTCTTGCCGCCGAACTATTTGCACCTAGTAGAATTTTGGTATCACCTGAATAATTTTGATAGTTATCAAAATTGCCGATTGCATAAACTGATGGGAATACATCATAAGTTCCATATGAAGAATAAGTGGCTGTTGAGATATTGTTAGGTCTGATACCAATTTCTGGGTTTGCATTTGCTGTGCTGGCTAAGTCCACCAAAATTAACAATTCTTTTTGTGCTGAGAAACTTATTGTTACATCCGTTGCACCTGTCAATGCAGTGCCGCCAGCATTGACTAAAGTCCAAGCCGTTGCGACGCCACTTGCAGCCGTAGCCCATTTTAATCCTGTTGCCTCTGTGCTGTCGGCTGTGAGCACTGTTCCGTTAGCGCCTACGCCTAATCTTGCGTCCGCTGTATCAAAAGTAAATAAATCGCCTTTAGTTGTTAAGGGAGTTTGATCTGCCGTTGTTGCCCATTCAGGAGCATTGCCACCAGAATTAACTCTTAATACTTGTCCAGCAGTTCCAATTGCGACTCGCGCTTTAGCGGTGCTGCTAGTGTAGTAATCAATATCTCCAGCAGTAGTTCCTGGGTTTAAGTTCTTAACTGTGGTATCGGCAGATGAACCTAGTGTGCGGATAGCAGCTGCGCCATCCTTGACCAGATCTGTGTCTGCGGGCGTTGCCCAGTTATAGTTCGTTGTATTCGGCATTTAGTCTCCTATGCAACTATTGTAGCGTTGAGCCAGTCCAAAGTTGGACTTATTGTATTAAAAGTCTCAGCCGCCGGGACTGAGTTCCATCTAAACGCCTGAAGGCTGAAAGCAATAGGCGAAACATTTAGAGTCAGGTTTAGCTGATTTAGGCTGGCGGTCCAAGTCCATCCTTCGACAAATCCTTGAAATTCTCCACCTACCATATTGGCTGGCAGGTTTATTATATTTAACGGCTGGCCCATAAATACGCCGAGAAGGTTATCTCGGTCTGAATTGTCGATTTCACCGCTAGCGATAGGGAAACTAATTTGAGTTAAAGCAAATTGTGGATAAGCCCGAATGAGTAAATAGAAGGCCGCTTGAGCCTCAGCATCGCCTTGATTGCGAAGTGTGGTGGATATGGTAGAAGCTAGTAGTCCATATTCGGATATTGACGCGGCATCATCGTCAGTTACTTCAGCACCTGAAGTTCCATAGCTAATAGTTATGGAATTGCGAACATCGCCAGCTCGCTTAACGATTGATAAGCCCGGGCCGATGGCGTGATTGCCGTCTAGATCAACATAGCCATAAGTCGCAAGGTATTCGCCTCGGTGGGTCGAATCTGCATAACCTATTCGGCCTTGAGAATCTTCATATAGATAACCAAGTCCGCTAGTAGCAAAGCGAGAAGCGAGGTTATAAACTGTATCGTCCAAGCCATTCTCGGAGTGAAGTTCATAATCCCCGGGAGTGTCTATTTCACCTAAACCGCTATTTTCTGCATCCTGCCATTGAGTTGTTGCGTCATAGCCGTCCCAAGTTTCGGCAGCTGGGACTTCATTCCATTGGTCAAATAGAACTGTTTCAAGTAATTCAAGGATTCTATCGCCATCAAATTGATGAGCAAAGTTGCCAACATAAATGGAGCGATTGAGTCTGGCCAAAGCTCCTACTGCAGTTATTCTGACTTGCTGGCTGGTAGCAGTTGAGCCTGAAGTCTGGACTGTGATACCTAAATCAGTAATAAAGCCGCCAAATAGATTTACATAAGTGGCAGTTGAATCTTGGACTTCAATAGTTACTGCATCATTAATCTCATAAGAGACTGATGCCTCTGCCGTCTCAATAAGGGTTAAATTGCAATACCCAGCAACTGGCTGGGAGTAAATATCTGTTCTACCAGAAGTTATAGTTAGGCCGCTTAAAGTTGCGTTTGTAACTGTTGATCCATTGACCTTAACGCGATAAACGGGATTCCAAAGGGTCATAGGACTAGCTGACTTCCGCCGCCACCCGTTCTGCGGTCTGATTCATTTAAGGCATCAGTAACGGCTCTGCTAAATCCTTCTTTATCAATTACCGAAGCGGCATTTACATTGATTACAATATTGCGCTCATCTGCAGCTCTTACCCCAGCAACATCAAAGGTTGATAGTATGGCTGTCCCGGTTGGCTGTAGCCCTGATGGGAAGCTAGGCATTACGCCAGCTGGAGTATTTATTTTAGCTACGGGAGTAACTACCTTTGGAGTTGCTGGCGAACTAGGAGTAGTAACTGTCGTTGAAGGTTTAGCCGGTGTAGGTATAAATATAGATCCAGTAGAAGTAGTAATTTGCCCAGAAGTTGCAGAACTATCGCTTGTCTTTATTTTTGGAATTAAAGAAATATCAGGCAATATAGGTATCTTGTTATAAGCAGAGATTATTTTATTAACTTGGTCAATAACTGAATTGGCTAAATCTTTTACTTCTCTTGTTACTGTGGCAATTATTGTAACGATACCAGCAATAGTTTTACCTACTGCGGTTATTGCTGTAACTAAAGTAGTTTCAAATATAGGGACAAGATAAGTTTTAATAAAGGACCATAAATCGCGCAAAGTATCTTCATTGTCTTTAAATGCTTGGATGATTGGATCGACGGCTTTTTCTTTAGCTTCTTTGAATTTAGGAATAAGAGTATTAACAAAGTAATCCATCAAGTCTTTAAGTATTGGCAATAGAGCAGCACCTACGGATTCTTTGGCTTCATCAAAGCCGACTTTAAGTCTTGCTATTTGTCCTTCAAATGTATTAGCTTGGACTGTAGCTGCGCCGCCAAATGTATCGGCCAATTGTTGCATTGTGCCTTCAAGTCCAAGTGTCTTAATTTCAGCAGCTGATAATCCAACCCCGAGT